TAAGTGCAGGCCAACAAAGAAAAGAACCCTATTTACAATACACAGAGAAAACTTCTGAATTAGCTAAAGTAGTAGGCGCACAACTTAATTACTCACCTATTAAGATTGATAAACTTTTAAAAGGATACTTTGGTTATTTAGGTCAAACATTAGGACAAGTAACTAATTACTTTGCAGGTGATAGACCTGCGCCTACAGCCAACGATATTATTTTTGTAGGATCAATGTTAGAAAACCAAAGAGCTACAGGTAATCGCGGTGATTTCTATGATCTATATGATAAAGTAGTAACTGCTAAAGCATCTGCAAATGCGCTATTACAAGAAGGTAAAGTAGATGAGTATAGAGATTACATGAATAAAAATAAGGGTTATATTGCCGTTGAAAAAACTATTAATAACTTACATAATCAGCTTACAAAACTTAGGGATTATAAAAAACTTATTATGGCAAGTAATAGAACTTCGGAAGAAAAACGTGAAGCCCTAGATCGATTAACTGAGTCTGAAAATAATATGCTTAACAATATAAAAGATTTAAATCGACGAGCAGTTGAAATCAATAAGCAAAACTAAGCTAGTCTCCAGCATCTCACACCCATACAACCATCTTTCATGGTAGTAGATTCTCTGATCTTAACACCCGCTCGCTTTGCCCCCGATTCTATTGCGTAAATGAGTGGTGAGGGCTTGAGTGTAGGAACAAAAAAACTATCCCCAATACCCATTCCCTCAAACGGAAACACCCATTCTATTTCATTAGACAAGCTCAGGAGTAGCTCCTAATGCACGTTCTGATAGTTTAGTTGTATTAAGTACATATACTTCTACATTGACTGATGCAGTTGCATCTTTCCAGCCTGTACCCATACGCTTACGAGATTCTTTGACTTCAATCCCTGCCTGTTTCATTTGATACAAGAACTCTCGAGTACTTACTTGGTTCTCAGCTAAGTGTTTACGGAACTCAGGCTTAGATATATAGATCAAATGAGTATCAAGTTCAGCGCGAATAACTAAAGGTGAACGAGGTTCCATTGAAATCTTATTATCTTTGAATGCAAGAATGCCTGTTTGATGAGCATTAATAAATTCACCAATAAGAGCTTCGTAATCAATCACGTTAACCTTAACTACGTTATCACGTATAGCTACCATTTCGCCGACAATCCTGTTATAAATCTTTTTAAGATCATATCGAACTATGCCTGCATTAACAGCTATTTCACCCGCAGTCATCGTAGCTGCAATTAAGTTCTCATAGAATCGATAAGCTGTATCTTCGCCAAAGTCTTTTCTAAATTGGTCAACCCATTTATCCATCATCTTTTGAACTTGGTCATCACTTTGTTTATACAAAGCAAAGATAAACTCGCGGCCAGCCCAGCCATAATTGAATCTAAACTTATCAAAGATTTCTTTACCTAGTGTAGGGTCATCAAGGAATGCTTGTGGTTTACGTACTGCAAACTCGATTAACCTAGCAACCTCAGCATTAGGGTCTTTCTTGAGTATACTTAGTTTGTCATACATACTCTGGTTAGAAGTAAATATAGCAATTAAAGATGCTGACATTTCATGATCTCGTTCTGCATTAACTGATGCTTGCATACGGATTTTAGATTTACCTTGTGAAATCTTGTGGATCAACTGAGATAAGTCTTTAGGGATGATGTTACCTACTTCATCTAAACCAAATGGGATATTGTGAAGACCAAGATAACGTCCTGTCATACCATTTGACGTAGCTTCTAGTACCGATAGGTCTTTCGGGTTACCCCAAACAGAGAGACAACTATATAGCGCACCAGTCTTAGCTGCACCTGATTCACCTGTTAAGGATATAGTCACCCCTGATGTCGAGGTTTTATTCATTAAGATTGAGCCGAACCCAGTTAACAAAGTAAACGCATGTAGTTCAAGACTAGGTTTACTAAGTTTATTAGCGGCTTCCTTCCATGCTTCATATGAACCTGCAGGTGTTAAGTGTTTAGCTATACTCTTACATAAAGGTGAGGTAGGTGATGTGACTTCTTTACCATCTCTTAATAGCTCTGACTCTCCTACTACAAAGGATTCTTGATTGGGCGTCCAACCCATTTGCATACGCATGATTTCTGCGGCATTTTTGTTTGTGAGGTAATGTCCCCATTTAACTAGATAATTCATAAGATATTGGCCTCCTTTGGCATCTGTATTAAATAAAACACCTTGAGACGCGATGATCTTTTTTAAATCCTCTATTGCATAAACCTTGCTCATAGGGAGTAAAAACTCGCGTTCAGGGTCATTTGGCAATATCGCTTTCATTAACAAGCAATCCCCATCTGCGGGACTATAAATCCGTTTCAGTGGGAATAGGTCATACAATGTTACTAATATTGGATCACCAGGAATAGGCACTCCATCTTCATCATATTTGGGGGCAGGCATACAATAGATACCGCCTTCCTTACCATATACGAACGGATAGAGAGCTTCGGGCAACGATGATAAACCCCGTGTGACTACCTCTGCATGTTCTTTAATATGCTCAATAGTCTTAACTGACATCGATTGATCTAATGGTTTGATCGGTTCTTCGACAGCTATTTTAAATATTTTACCTAATGCTAATGGATTAGTAATTTTGCCACGACTAGGGCAGCCACTACATATCCCAGGATTGACATTATTAAAAGTCTCACATGAGTGAGGCATACCTTGTGTGGCTTGCGCCTTTCTAATAGTTTCTTTTTCATCATAGTTAGGATAGTCCTTCGAAATTAAATGAATAGCTGATTCTTTATCGGCACAGTGTTGCGCTATGGATAAGCCTGAGTACCACAAAGGTTCTTGTAGAATCTTTACATTATCCATAATAAAATTGATTTGAGCACAACCTTTTGATTGTACGATTTTATCGAAGTTAGATTCGAAGTTATCTAGCTTTAATGCTTTACGTTGATCTTCACTAAGACCTTTTGGTGCGGCCTGTAATATGTCAGCAAGACTTGGTTCAAGATTACCTAAGAATGTTTTAAACTCATCAAATACATAGATAGGTAAGTCTTCCCCCATAACTCTAGTAGGCATAGGAGGTGTAGTTTTTTGGTTGAATGTGTCAGGGCAACGTAAGATGCGTGCTAGATCAGCGGTGACTACCGGGTCTATGTTTAAGCCATGACTTAAGCAAAACTCTTTAAATTTTTCTGCGTAGGGTTTCCACTCGGTTGCGGGAATGTCACGATCAAATATCCAGTAAGAATGGATACCTGTTCCCGAGTCTATCTTAACAGGAGGAGGAAGATCATAGTCTAGTACGAATTGGTCAATCGCTTGGATTGCTTCTTCTTTAGATGCGTAGCCTTTACCCTCTCCCACATCAAGATCAACGAAGAAGGACTTAACAAATTTAGCTTCATCAGCTTTACGACTATACCCGCCGAATGAACTCAGTGCGACAAAGATATTAGTAGGTGTATTCTTTTTTGACTCAATAAACTCCGCGAGCTCGTCAACATTTTCTACGAATTTATGCTTGGTTATTTTAGCTATCGGATCAATCGTAGCTACACAATAAACGCCTGTAGATGGCAAAGCTTTCTTATAAAATTCTTTCATCATTTGCAGTTTCCTAAATTTTTAGTCAACAGTTTCCCGCCACATAAAATTATGTGTTTTTTAATTGCTCACTAGGGAGGATTCTATTCTACTACGTTTTTATAGTTTGTCGATAACTTTAGTATCAATAAATATTTTTGCATCAATAGTACTTGACACTGGCAATTGTTGAGCCTCGAAATATTCATTAATAACTTCCATTAGTTTCTCAACTTTTTCTATATTTTTTTCTCGTATTGGTCTTCCTCTGAACCAACCATACACTGACATACGAGATACGCCCAATGCATATGCAATAAGTTTAGGTGGCAGATTAGCTTTAACGCATAACCTACCAAGCTGCACACCTAACTTTTTTTCGTTAAGGCCATTTAAACTAAGTAAGAATTTCTCACTATAACATTTAGCCATGATTATCCTTAAGTTTTAACTGACCATTTTTTAACGATGCTACTTACATCATTAGGCTTCTGCGTAGGTGCAGGCTCAGCTCTTAATGTAGGTTGATCGACTGCCACATCAGACTGTACATCACCTGTTGCTTGTACTACTGGAACAGAAGTAGGTTGAGCAGCCACTTGTGGTGCAGGTGCTTCGCCGTCTTCTTTAGGTTTATACACAGTTAACTTAATATAATTATCAGCTGTTTGAGACTTAGCTTGT